GCATAGTTTGCGGTGAAGCTCACCAGTAAGATTAACATCTTGGATACAGTAGTCAATCATCTCTTGTGTCAGCGCAGTGAAGTCTTGAAACTCAATCTTGTGATTCCCTAATCTTTTCCCCCATGCTTCTAGACTGTGCCCTCCTTCGATACTGGGATTCCATAGCCTCGACAGCACGAGCGTATCGGAGGCCTTCTTGAGTGGTATCGTAATGTTCCACAATCTCCGAAGGTGGTAACCGTCGAAGCTGATTAGATTGTGTCCTATCACTGTGTCGTAATCCTCTATAAGAGGCTTTAGTGTATTTGGATGAGTATGACATATGACCTCATTTGTTGTCAGATCTTTCGTGACTACGCAGAAGATAACAGTCTGTTTCATGTCTGTTTCGATGTCCAGCACTAATCTCTTCATATTTGTGTACCAGTTTCTGATAGTCTTCTAGCAGTGTATCATACTTTTTCTTTAGCTCTGCATGGTCAGCTAACAGCCTATCCATTACCCACATTGCTTTCCCCCTCACGCTCGTTTCTTATGCGCTCTTCAATTTGCCACTCAAGCTCTTTCAGCAAATCTTCAGTGCTATCGCCATGCCCTGTTGCGTAGCCATGCTTAATCATCCAAGCGGCCAGCTTGTTTCGCTCGGCAGCAGCGACAAGGGCGGCGAAGCGTGTTACAGAATTTAATGGCTTTTCGTCAGATCCGTAAGCCAATCCAGCCTCCCGCGCCATGCGGATAATGTCTTCTTTGTTCATCCTTCACCCCTGATGATGTCTGCTGCATCAGTATAACCTCTTCTTTCTAAAGCTTCAATACAGCGATCTAGTCTTTCTTCACTGGCTTGGAAGGCTACCATCTCAGCAAACTTCTCAAAGTCAAAGCGTTCACCATCCATGCGGTTGTCCCAGCATTGACTCATCATGTCTCTAAGTGTTTGCTTCATTGTTCAACTCCGAAATATCGCAAAATATTTTTATGGTCATTTGCTTCTAAACAAATCTCAGCACATTCACGAACAAGCAACTCGGCAAACTTTGGCAAACTAGCATTATGGTTACCAGCCCAGCCGATACCTTCATCTTTGATGTATTGAAACCCAGCCTGTTCAGCAAGTTCTTTAATTCGTTGATTCACTGTCTTTCCAATCAAAGTTCTGTGCTTTATGGTAAGCAAGCTTTATTGCTTCTTTGATACCCCACTGAATCAACATTCTAACCTCTTCATCAGTAAGATCAAAGTGTAGCGTAGCTGATCCATCCTCATGCTCTTCAATGTTCGTTACTTCAGCCATTACGGTCTCCTATTAGCATCTTGCATAGCCTCTACGTAGTCTGATGTCTTTCTGATCTCATTGATGATCTCTTCGAACGAACAAACTACTTCACCCATTGTAGACCCTGTACGTATCTGCTGTAAAGCAAATCGTTTCGTATCTTCTTTCAAATCTTCATAAGTCTTCATCTTGTATGACCTCTGATAACCTTCCTGTTGAGTGGCTGTAATAGACGTTACAGGCTGGACCTGTGACACCGCTGAAACGGTTCTTGAGTACCCTAATCCTGGTGGTATTGCGTTCACGTTCATCATCATGCTGTGCATTCCTTTCCATACCGATCACCATATCAGACAACTGTGCAATGCTACCAGATCCTCGAAGCTGACCTAGTGAAGTAGCCGCACCTTCTTCATGGCCTTTACCATCAGGTCTCTTTAGGTGACTGACAATCAACAGTGCTATGCCTGTCTCCTGCACAATCATCCTAAGCTTGGTCATGATCTCATCTAATGCTTTACGTTCATCGCCAACATCGCCAGAACTGACGACAATACTAATATGATCCAACACAACAAAGCTACATCCGAGTCCTTTAGCCATGAATCTGACTCTTGATAGTATATTGTCAATTGATGTACTCCCAAAATGATCAAAAAGATAAACCCTATTAGTGCCAAGAGTGTGCTCAAAGGCATCTCTAAACTCCTCATCAGTGTATGCTGTGTCAGGTAAATGCAATGGCTTGTTCGCATGAATAGACATGATACCCTTAGCAGTTCGAACAGTAGACTCCTCCAGGAACATCAAGCCAATGTTATCCTCAGTCTTACATAGGATGTGGTATACAATCTCCCTCAGTACCTGTGATTTACCCAGTCCAGATCCTGCTGTAAACGTCACCAGCTCACCTTTACGGATACCATAGGTCAAAGCATTCAACCCATGCCAAGGATAGTCACAAGAGGCTTTAATGGCTGGTGTGTTGATCTCTTCCCAAAGCTTTGATCCTTCAATGATCCCATCAGGTACATAGACCTCAGCAGCAAACCAATCCTGGATATACTCCTTAATCATCTCATCTTTGAGATAATCGTTAGCATCCTTGTGTGGTTGCCTGTGCTTTACTATCTTAGCCTTAGCACCGAATAGATCAGCTACCTTCGTAGCAGCCTGCTTACCAACCTCATCAGCATCAAAGCTGATAACAATGGTTTCAAAAGAGTCAAGATATTCATAGTTGTCCTTGCAGTCCTTTAGTGCTGATTGTGCGCCATTGCGTATACTTACAACTGGATACCGCATACCATTCATTTGATAGACAGCAACAGCATCAAACTCACCTTCAGTGATAGTGATGCTATTACCACCTTTAGCGAATAACTGCGCTCCAAATAAACCTGCTTTAGACCAATCACCTTTGATAGTGCAATCAGTCTTCATTGCATCATGTCTTACCTTGTAGGCAGTGACCTTACCATCAGCATCACAGTAGGGGAAAGCTACACCACCCTCATCAGTGATCATCACACCAAAGGCTTTTAATGCATCTCTGGATAGGTTTCTTAGCGGTATGGACTGATACTTACCATCTAACATTGGAATCACCTTAGCAGACTTTGTATGCTTTTGTCTGAAGTTATCAACATCTATTTTCGTATTCGTACCACAAGCAAAACAGTGTGACCAAGTTTCTCCTTTGTCATTAACAGATACGGACAACGCATCACTAGATCCACAATCATCACAGCCAACATGAGTGGCTAAGTAGTTCACTGATTCTTCTCCTTTAACTTGATTCTTTCAGTCGTAGTCCTGTTACGATATTTACCACTTGTTCTTCTCCTTTAGCTTGGCTTCGATGGATTCCGCAAAATCCAACACGTTCTGATGTGCACAGCAAATGTGAAACTCCACAGCACTGCCACTCGCTTTGTTGCATTTCCAGATTTCATCTGCCGTCAGCCCCACCCATTCACGCTTTGTCTCCAGTGCTTGGCGCAGGGCGTCCATTGCACCATCGATCTCCGCTGGCAGGCAGATGGCGTTTTCACCAATACTCAACTTGTTGATTTCCACCAAAGCCTCTAGCGCCATCTGCATAGCTTCTCTGCTCATTTCTCCCTCTCCCTCAACATGGCGTCTGCAATCATGTAAGCCTGCCTCGCGGTTGCATCAAAATAATTCCCCTGCGCCAGTGCTTGCATCGCCTTGGCTGCAAAGTAATCACGCAGGGACATGCCTGATTGGATTAGGTACGAATGTGCGACGGGAAACGCTGCCCCACCATCCGTTGGTGTCTTTGCATTCTTGTTCTCTGCCATACTTACCTCAGATTAAAAGGGTTATGCCAACAGATACCAGTGTTGTCTCTGGTGTTGTATCCACCTAGTGAATATGATATCAAGTATTGATGATCATCCTTCCTAATGTCCCTATCAAGTGTATGGTTATCAACTAACTTAGACAGCGAATCTCTGATCTGCTTAGAGGTCTTGTTTGGGAATGCCTCTAGGAGGTCTTCTAAGGTAGCATGGCGGCCATGATTCTCGATGTAGGCTAAGTAAGGGTTAACCTTGCGTTTACGTGGTTGTATAAGCTTTCTCATACGTTGAACCCTTTAGCATTCAGAGCCTTAGTCAATTGTCTCATCATAAAGTAAAAACCATACTCTTGACATAAGCGAACAAAACGATTCAGTACATCAGCAATGTTGTGATCTTCCTGCATATCTTCATACTCACCTTTAGTAAAATCAAAGGCTTCATTAGGTAGAAAATCATCATCAGGGTACATTTCGAACAATCCTTTCATTAAGCCCTACTGTACATAGGCTAAATAGTCTAAGTACTAAGTATATATTAAATATTATACATAGTATATACTTAGTACATAGCCTAAGTAGCCTACATAGCCTATATAGATTTAGGGTATCAGAAAAAAACAAAGTTGTCAAGTCAATCATCAGTGCTGTTACGTTTGCTTACAATGTCATCATCTCCTTCATTGATCAAGCGTACATTTCCTACAGCAGCGATATCATCACGGACATAACGAAAACAATCATTGCATAAGTCAATGTACTGGTGTGTTCGAACACTACGCCTGGAGGCTTCGTAGTCACTTAAGGCTTCATTGCATGATAAGCATCTAATCTTCCGTCCCTACCTTTCTATTTAAGATCATCCTTAGTAGAATCAATCAACGAAACAAGTCTGTAATACTGAACATGTTCTTTCTCTGCTTCTTTGTCCGCAGCATCAGCATGACCTAATGCAATGGCAATGTTAGCCTTGATTTGAAGCTCAATTAAGTACAGTAACTCATCTAATAGCTCTTTAGTCATCAGAATACCCTCTAGAATCGATTAAAACAGGCCTAGAAGCGACGATCTAGGCTAAGGTGGACTCCGCAAAGGACGGAAACGTCTCAGGCCTTATTTGACGGTTTTGAATGGCTCGTATTTTGTACATGAAACGACTAGCCATTTCTTGCCTAGCTCTAACAAAGTCTTTAAGGTTTCGTCCAAGTTCGTCAATTTCGTCATCAGTCCATAAGCTCCTTTGCTTTTGAAGTTTAACGTCATAGTAAGATTCTAAGAAAACAAGCCTATCCATCACTGTAAACAGTTTTCTATTACCTAATGCAGTGTTGCATTCATTGCAGCATGTAATCAACGAACATGGTATGTCGTTTTTCCTCCTGTAGTCATGGTCTAAATTGTCCATAGCCGTTAGTGGTGGAACATGATCTAAGACATTAGCAGGATCAGCGCAGTAAAAACAATAAAAGCCTTCGCTGATAAAGTGTCGTTTATACTTATGGCCATGTAATTGAATGAGCCTTTTACGCTCCTTAAGTAGATTTCGTTTGTTCATGACGTGCAGTCTCCATAGCATACATAGTGTTGCTATTTTACCACACTAAACTTACATGATCCTTACATTGTAGTTGACCTACATGAGTGCATCTTCAATGCCTTGTAGAGCCTCTAATCGCTTAGCGTGTTTAGACTGCCTAAGCTTAGATAAGGTTTTAGGATCAACCCAAGTATAATTAGGGAAAGGCCAGTTAGGATTATCAGCTGCGTAGCGTATACAGACAGTACCGTCTGCAGAGTCTCTGCTGACTATCTCACAAGGTTTACCATTGAAGTATAGTTGAATCATGTTTTCAGTCTTTCCCTAAACGTTGTTTTCTACAATATCACCGCAAGCAACCCACAATAGGCGATCAAGGTTATCATCATGATTAGATAAGTCATTATTATCCCATGCACCATAGTCTTTTAAAATATGGGAAACAATCTCAGGTTTAAGCTTATCTAATTGTCTTTTGATACTAGGAACATTCCTAAGATCTTTAATGTCATTATCACATTGTCCTTGATGATAGCCTATATGTGCTTGTTTTTTAGTGATGTTAAGCTCAATAAGGCCATAAGAATCGCACCAATACATGTTAAACCCCTAAAAAGATAAGTACAGCGAACAATACACCGAAAGCACTACCACCAAGGATCAATACAAAGTCACTAGATTTATTCATGATGAAAGCTTTATAAGTAGGCATAAGACAAAAACGTTTACGGCAATGATTGATACTGCTATCAAGGCATCTTTCATTTACTCTCCAGATAAGTCTACAATGGGGTTGATAACGTACTCTGCAAGATCGCTAGTATCAACAAAGTCTTCTGCAGCGTCTAGCGTATTGAATCGGTCAATATGGGTTAAACCATCATAGAATAGTTTGTACGTGACTAGATAGCCTACAATCTTAAAGTTTTCCATTAGATTACCCTTTCATGTATTGTTTACTGCTAACACGTTGATGACGCACAGTCTTAATATGATGATTCCACACTGTAACATCACCGGACAATGGTACACGTATTGTTGATCTTAAAAAACCTCGTTTGATCATAATTCCGTTGATTCTACCCTTTGCAGTGTACGCTGTGATAAACCTCGTTGATGAAGTTTTCTTCACTACGTACACCAATTTGTAAGCTTGCCATAATTTATTAAGCATGATGATATCCCTATGCGATTTTGAGTTTGATTACTTTTGACATCTTAACACCATGGGCAACATAGCCAATAGTGCTTACTGATTTATCCCAACAAGCACGGCAGCCATTGCACTTACCTTCGTGCTGGTATGCTTCGCAGACTTTGATGTTATCAGCATCAAAGCTTGTTGCAATAGTGCTCGACCATGGTGCATCGAGTATCTCGCCTACAATAGAATCCGATGATCGACGCACTACAACATTGTCCAATGCATCCATCTGGTCAATGATAGCTTGAAACTTAGTAAACTTATGCATCCTAGTCGGTAACCAGTGCTTGACCCATGGTGTACGCTGCATTACCTGAAGCATTTTCTCTGCTAACCCAATGGCGTACATGTCGCCAGAGTCAAACCAACGAAAGTATCGATCGGAGTCTAAAGCTTTGACCATGTCATCGACCCAACTATCACGCTGCCAATCTTCCCTATTGTGGATCCTTGGTGCTTTGACGTTAGGACGATAATAGTTGCCTGCCGTTGCATAACACCCTTTGCAAGCATCGACTAAGGATCCATCGCTAGCCTTCGAACCTGGACATGTATCTAGTGCCTGAAGTGACCATGATCGAATACCGTCAAGCTTTGACGTGATGCTGATTTTGACTTGAGGTTTACTATACTCTGCTGCCTGCATTGACATGATAGTTAGTCCTTATTAGTTGGTGTTATCTCAATAACGTTAATGACACCGTAATTAATGCCTGATTTCGATCTAACATAAGTATAGATCTCCCTGAAGATCTTATCTCCCTCCCTCCATGATCTTAGTGGCTCACCGTCCGGTGCTATTGCTAATAGTTTGGTATCGGTTATTGGCTGCATAGCCTACTCTCCAGATAAGTCTACAATAGGGAATAACATGTGTACTTCCAACAGTGCCCTAATTTGTAAGGCATTGTAAGCTGGACACTAGTTAGTAAGTAATACCATGGTTGGCAAACCAAGCTTTAATATGCCGGTTTACACCTTGGGAGAGCTGACTTTGCAGTGTGCCCACAAAGATTACATCCCAGTCTGAAGCCGGCACAGCTTTCTCAATCGTAACCGTGTCATATGCGTTGTCGTAGGCGTTGCCAATTATTTCCATAACTTGTTTGCGATTAGCTTCGGCACGGATATTGAGAGCTTCTTCGCTTAGTGAGTAAAATCTTTGGTTGTTGTTGATTTCCATTTGTTTGCTCCTGGGTTGTTTGTTTGTGTGTGCTGCGGAGTGCATTGTATCAACTTTGTTTGTTTTGTGTGCTCAAAAGCCTAAATAACCGACGAACGGTGGATTTGTCCGACAAACGGTCGTGACAACAGTTTCACGTGGAACATCTGCACAGTCTGCACAGTCTTAGGCGATGACAAATATCTCTATGTATCTCTATGTGGTCAATCAAGTATCTCTATGTGGTGCTTCATCAATACACTCTTCCACCTGCACAGCTACCTGCACAGCCTACACAGATCCAGCACAGACTGCACAGCCTATGCAGTAACTTACGTTAACTTACGCTATCTTGCTGCTATCTAGCAGCATCTCCACTGTATTCTGTATACAGTATACGACATAGGGGGAGGGGGTGTTGTTGTAGTGTAAATTGTTGTGGTGCTACTTAGCCACAAAAAAGAGCAAAATAGGAAAACTCTATAGCCTCAAAAAAGAGCAAAATAGACAATGATAATGATAATGCATTACTATTAAGAAATCTCTTTAAAATCAATAGGTTAACTATGAAGCCTCTGCGGAGCCTAAGATACCATGTTAATGGAGTCCCGCCATAGCCTTGGTTGTTGTGTAGTCTGCACTGGTTAAGACACAGACTCTGCACTGAATAAAAAGAAGTAACTTGACAAACTTAAAAAAATATGCTATAATATACTCTTCTATGTAGGCTATGAACAAAACATTGTATAAGAACCATTCAGTAATAGACTTATAACTAATCGTCATACACTACATTGTAGATACATAAAATTATATACACCCTACAGTCCTGCCTTCCGGCAGAGAAACTATATAGAGGTAGCGATGTCCGAATTAAAAACTGAGTCTTGTCCGCTACCTTCATTGGTCAGCCAGGATGTTTTGGCAGTCAATGAAGAAAAGAAAGTGCCTGTCAAAAAAAGAAAAAGAGGAAGACCTAAGAAAGAAGAAGTAAAGAAGTACATTAAAAGAGCTAAAAGAGGTAGACCTCCTGGTGAAGCAGCAAGGATTAAAGAGCTAACAGCTTCGTTGTTGCTGACACACTCACAGGCTATCATCAGAAAGATAGTGCATAAGGCATTGAATGATGATGATAAGGATCAGATGGCAGCACTAAAGTTGTGTGTTGATAGGATGTTACCAGTGTCTTATTTTGAGGATAAAGGCATTGCTGGAGGCTCCAGAGCCATTACCATTAATATTACTGGAGTGAATGAGAACCCAGTAGAGATGATTGAACACGAACCAGTAGATGTTGAGACAACATTGATTGATTATGAAGAAGTAGAAGAAACAGCTGAAGAGGAAGAAGAAGATGGATTTACAGGTTAAACTTCTTCCTTGGCAACAAGAAGTCTTCAAAGATCCTACAAGGTTTAAAATTATTGCTGCTGGTAGACGTACAGGTAAATCTAGGTTAGCAGCTTGGACATTGATTATAGAGGCTTTACAGACTGAGAAAGGTCATGTCTGGTATGTAGCACCTACGCAGGGTCAAGCTAGAGATATCATGTGGACTACGTTGTTAGAGCTAGGCCACACAGTCATTAAAGGTAGTCATGTGAATAACATGCAGATTACTTTAGTGAATGGAGCGATGATATCACTGAAGGGTGCTGACAGACCAGAGACAATGCGTGGTGTTAGTTTAAAGTACTTGGTGATGGATGAGTACGCAGATATGAAGCCACAGGTGTTCGAACAAATCCTTAGACCTGCTTTAGCGGATCAGAAGGGTAGAGCAATGTTCATAGGAACACCAATGGGTAGAAATCACTTCTATGAGTTGTACAAGTTAGGTGATAGTGGAAAAGATGAGCATTACAAAGCATGGCACTTTACTAGCTTTGATAATCCATTGTTAGATCCAGCAGAGATTGAAGCAGCTAGAGGATCAATGTCTAGCTTTGCTTTTAGACAAGAGTTCATGGCATCGTTTGAGGCAGCGCAATCGGAGATCTTCAAAGATGAATGGATCAAGATTAGTGATGAAGAACCTGAAGAAGGTAGCTACTTCATTGCGGTGGATCTATGTGGTTTTACGGATTCATCTCAGACGAATCAAACAAAGAATAAGAAACTTGATCAAACAGCGATAGCCATTGCTAAAGTTAATATTAAAGGTTGGTGGGTTGCTGATATACAGTATGGTCGTTGGGATGTCCGAGAAACAGCAGTAAAGATACTCAAAGCTGCTAGAGATTACGGTGCTACTTGTGTTGGTATTGAGAAAGGAGCACTAAAGAATGCAGTGATGCCTTATCTACATGATTTGATGAGAAGGAATGGATTCTTTCCCAGGATTGAAGAACTAACACATGGTAATAAGAAGAAAGTAGATAGGATTGTTTGGTCATTACAAGGACGTTTTGAACACGGTAGGATTGTACTAAATGAAGGTGAATGGAATAGAGAGTTCATCGATCAGCTTATGTTATTCCCTGACTCAAAAACTCATGATGATTTGATTGATGCTTTAAGCTATATTGACCAAATTCAAACCGCTAACTGGCATCAAGAGATTGATGAAGAAGAGTTTGAAGTCCTAGACCCAATATCAGGATATTGACTATGAATTTTGAATCAGAAACCACACCACAAAATGCTTTAGTAGCGTTTGTGATGGATAAATGTGATCGCTGGCGAGATCATCGAGATGAGAACTACTTACCTCGTTGGCAAGAGTATGAACGTTTATGGCGTGGTGTTTATGCTGATGAAGATAAAACACGATCATCAGAGCGATCAAAGCTTATCAGTCCTGCACTGCAGCAAGCAGTAGACAACAAACAAGCAGAACTTGAAGAAGCTGTGTTCGGTAAATCAGAGTTCTTTGATATCAGTGATGACATTGCAGATCAAGACAAAGCTGATATAGAGGTGTTAAGACGTAATCTTATCGAAGATTTTAAGAAAGATAAGGTACGTAAAAGTATTAGCCAGATCATTACCTATGGTGAGTTATACGGTACTTTGATTGGTGAGATTGTTGTTAAACAAGTAAAGAACTTATCACCTAGTACACAGCCTTCAGCAAGGCCTGGACTAAATATGATTGGTGTTACTGAGAACAATAGGATATCAGTAGCATTACAACCTGTTAATCCAAAGAACTTCTTGATTGATCCTGATGCACAAACTATTGAAGAAGCAATGGGATGTGCTATTGAACAGTTTGTTGGTAGGCATGTAGTAACTCAGGCACAAGCTAATGGTGTTTACAAAGATGTTTATGTTGGTGATGCACCTGTTGATACTGATTTAGAGGAAACACAAGAACTAACATACCCACAACAAGATAGGGTGTTATTGCTCAGATACTATGGATTAGTACCTAAAGCACTGTTAGAAGATCCTGAAAAGTTTACATTAAGTGAAGAAGACTCTTATACAGATCTTGTAGAGGCTTTAGTTGTTATTGCTAATGGTTCTACTTTACTAAAAGCAGAGCCTAATCCTTTTATGATGCAAGACAGAGCCGTTATTGCAGCACAGGCTGATAGTGTTCCTGGTCGTTTCTGGGGTAGAGGAACTGCTGAAAAAGCATACAATATGCAAAAAGCTGTTGATGCACAGATTCGTAGTCACGTAGATAGCTTAGGCTATACATCAGCACCTATGATGGGTATGGATGCTACAAGAATGCCTAGAGGCTTTAAGTTTGAGATCAAACCAGGAAAGAGTATTCTAACAAATGGCTCTCCTAGTGAGATTCTACAGCCTTTAAAGTTTGGTGTTACTGACAAATCAAACATCGAAACAGCACAAATCTTTGAAAGAATGATGCTTCAGGCTACAGGTACACTTGATTCAGCTAATTTACCTGCTCAAGTATCTGGTGGAGAGGCAGCAACAGCTGGTTTAGCAATGGCTATAGGGTCTTTGTTAAAGAAAAATCGTAGAGCTTTGATTAATTTCCAAGAAGATTTCCTTATTCCGTTCGTTCAAAAGGCAGCATGGCGTTATATGCAGTTTGCTCCTAACCGTTACCCAGTAAAAGACTTTGATTTTGTTGCTACTGCTACTATGGGTATGGTTGCTAGAGAGTTTGAACAGGCTCAAATGATGGCTTTAATGTCAACACTAGGACCAAACAGTCCTATTACACCAGTATTGCTGCAAGGAATCATTGAATCTTCATCTTTACCAAACAGAGAATCATTGTTAGCTCAACTTACTCAGATGTCACAGCCTGATCCTGCAGCACAACAGCTTCAACAGCAATCAGCACAGCTTCAATTAGCCACTCAGCAGGCTGATGTGCAGGAAAAACAAGCCAGAGCACAGAAAGCTACAGCAGAAGCTCAAAAAGCCTCCGTAGAGGCTCAATTGATGCCTGAAAAGCTACGTGTTGACATTGTTCAAGCTGCGTCTACCAACATTGATGATCCTAATAGAGAATTTGAACGTAGGGTTAAAATTGCTGAGTTGATGTTGAAAGAGAAAGACATAGACTCTAAAGTAAATATTGTCAGAGAACAAACTCGTCAAGATGCTATGAACTAAAAACTTGACAAAAATAAAAAAATGTGGTAAAATTACAACATGGATGAAAAATTACAAAGATACTATGAAGATAGATTCAGTATGTTTGCATCACAAGGGTGGTTTGACCTACTAGAAGATGCTCAGAACATCAGACAAAGCATTGATAAAGTGTCTTCCATCAAAACAACTGAAGATCTTTATTTTAAACAAGGTCAACTAGACATCCTAGATTGGCTCCTGACGTTAAAAGCAATGTCAGAAAAAGTCTACGAGGATCTCCAACATGAAAGTAATGAATGATTATGAGTGCTCACAAGGACACATGAGTGAACACTTTGTAGATTTATTGGTGGGTGCAGTAGATTGCCCTCACTGTAATGAGGTAGCGTATAAGAGGTTAACAGCACCAAGGATCAAACTAGAGGGATATAGCGGTAGTTTCCCAACAGCAGCAGATCGTTGGACTAAAAACCACATAGAGGCTACCAAAGTAGCGGAGTCTAAGTCCTATTATGAAGGGTAACCTTAGACATTTTAACATTCCTAACAATTGGGTTAAACCCGACTAGGAGAAGCAGATGGCTGAATTTGTAGATTCTATTGATAACGAAGAAGTACAAGACGAATTTCAAGCTGAAGAAGCTAAAACTGAAGAAGCACCAACTCAGGAAGAACCTGCGATCCCTGAGAAGTACAAGGGTAAATCGTTAGACGATATTATACGGATGCATCAAGAAGCTGAAAAGCTTATTGGTCGTCAAGCACAAGAAGTTGGTGAAGTTCGTAAACTGGCTGATTCTTTAATCAAAAGGCAAATCACTCCACAACAGGCTACAACACCTGCAGCCGTCGAAGATGATGTTGATTTTTTTGCCGATCCTGTGAAGGCAGTAAATAAAGCAGTTTCCTCACACCCTGCTGTACGTCAAGCTCAAATGGCTGCGTCAGAAGTGGCTAGAATGCAAACTGCAAACAGGTTAGCTCAAGCTCACCCAGACTACTTAGATATTGCAAAAGATCCTGAGTTTGCTGGTTGGGTTAACGAGTCACCAGTACGTCAACGATTGTTGATAGCAGCAGATAAACAATTTGATTTTGATTCTGCTAATGAGTTGCTTAGTACCTTTAAAGTTATTAAGAATGCTAAGAAAGAAGCTGTAGACAATGCAGCAACGCAACTTAAACAGCAGAATGAACAAACTTTGAAAGCAGCTACAATGGCAGTTAGTGGTAGTACCGGTGAAACGAGCAATAAAATATATCGTCGAGCAGATCTTATTCGGCTCCAAATGACTGATCCTGATCGCTATATGTACCTTCAACCAGATATTATGAAGGCATATGCTGAAGGACGTGTTAGATAACTTAATTTTTAAAGGAAGTTTAAAATGGCTGCAGTTACTTATCCTGGAGGTAGTTCCTCCATCGTTAACAAGACCAATGCGGATAAATTTATCCCTGAAATTTGGTCAGACGAAATTGTTGCTTCTTACAAGAAAGCTCTTGTTATGGCGAATCTCGTCAACAAGATGAGCATGAAAGGTAAGAAAGGCGATACACTTCATATTCCCGTTCCAACCCGTGGTGTTGCTGCTGCTAAAGCTGCTAATACTGCTGTTACCATCCAGGCTGATGTTGAGACTGAAGTTCAAGTTCTTTTGAACAAGCACTTCGAATATAGCCGCTTCATCGAAGATATCGTTGAAGTACAAGCTTTGTCTTCACTTCGTCGTTTCTACACTGAAGACGCAGGTTATGCACTTGCTCGTCAGGTTGATACCGATCTTATCCAGCTTGGTCGTTCGTCAAACAACGGTGCTGGTACAGCTGCCTATGCTAACGCATACATTGGTGGTGATGGTAGCACTGCTTACAACAGCGCATCTCCTAACGCATCAGCACTAACTGATAGCGGTATTCGTCGTATGATCCAGCGTTTGGATGACAACGATGTTCCTATGGATAATCGTGTTCTCGTTGTTCCTCCTTCCAGCCGTAACACATTGATGGGTATTGCTCGCTTTACTGAGCAAGCTTTTGTCGGTGAAACTGCTGGTGGTAACACCATCCGTAACGGTCAGATCGGTGATGTCTATGGCATCAAAGTGTTTGTTACACCTCAGTGTGATACCGCTACCGGTGCTGCACGTATTGCTTTGATCTTCCACAAAGATGCAGCAGTGCTTGCAGAGCAAATGGGCATTCGTTCGCAGACTCAGTATAAGCAAGAGTATCTATCTACGCTATACACTGCTGACATGCTCTACGGTGTTGCTCTCCTTCGTAAGGGTGATCTATCAAGTGTTCCAACTTCGATGTTCCCCATTGCAGTACCTGCCTAAATAGGCTATAGAGGGGCTACACAGCCCCTCTAATTATATATTGAGGTTACTATGGTTTATTTTAAATGTAAAGTATCAGGAACAGTAGTAGGCTTTGAGTGGGAATACGACATTGAACAGATGCGTAAGCATCAAGAATACGAAGAAGTTAAACAAGAAGATAAAAAAGTAGAATCCAAAAAGGTTACTAAGAATACCAAAGAGGATTAATAATGCCTACGATCAAGATAAAAGGATCTAGCACAGCGGCAGCAGAGCCTTTAACGCTTGCTGAAAGAGAATTAGCAGTTAATGTCACGGATAAAAAACTTTATGTTGGTGACGGTGCTGCGGTACGGAAAATTGTTGGTTCGCTTGGTAACCAAGAAGCCAGTGCTGTTGCTATTACTGGTGGTAGTATCGCTGGTATTACAGATTTAGCGGTAGCTGATGGAGGTACTGGAGCCTCTACAGCGGCTGATGCTAGAACCAATCTTGGTATTACTGCAACCGGAGCAGATACAACTTATGCTTTTAGGTCTAATAATCTTTCAGACTTAGCATCTGCATCAACAGCAAGAACTAATTTAGGCTTAGGGTCTATAGCAACTCAAGCATCATCCAGTGTTTCTATTACCGGAGGATCGATTACAGGAGTCACTGATATTGCCATTGCTGATGGCGGTACAGGGGCTTCTACAGCAGCAGACGCTAGAACCAATCTAGGCTTAGGGTCTATTGCTACACAGTCGGCAAGCTCTGTTTCTATTACAGGTGGAACCATATCAGGTATCACTGATCTTGCTGTTGCTGACGGTGGCACTGGAGCCTCTACAGCGGCTGATGCTCGTACAAACCTTAGTGTCCCATCTACCACGGGATCAGGTGCTTCTGGCACTTGGGGGATCGACATATCCGGCAATGCTGCAACTGCAACATCTGCAACGTCTGCGACCACAGCCACAAACCTTGCAGGTGGTGCTGCTAACAGAGTCCCTTATCAGTCTGCATCAGGAACGACAACATTTGTCGCTGCACCAACTGTCACCAACTCATACCTAAAGTGGAATGGAACTGCACTAGGTTGGGATACGGTATCTGGTGGGGGTGGCGGGTCTGGTGATGTAGTCGGGCCTGCGTCTGCAACAGACAACCAGATTGTGCTTTTTGACAGTACAACAGGGAAACTTATAAAGGCAGCGACAACCACGGGTCTGCTTAAGGCTTCTACAGGTGTGATTGCGGCTGCTGTGTCTGGTACGGACTACGCCCCTGCTACTTCTGGTTCTGCTAATCAATTGTTGGCAAGTAACGGTACTGGTGGCTTTACCAATCTCACAACAGGAACGGGCGTTGTAACTGCGTTGGGGGTAAACACTGGAAGCTCAGGTGCTTTTGTTGTTAACGGTGGTGCGCTAGGAACTCCCTTGTCTGGAACAGTCACAAACCTTACCGGCACAGCATCCATCAATATCAACGGTACTGTTGGGGCTACCACACCAAGCACAGGAGCATTTACCACGCTCTCTGCCACAGGCAACACAACATTTACACCTGCCGCAAGGACATCAGGGGCGGCATCTTACTTCACGGTAACTACACCTGCGGATACGGGACAGACTGCAAGCACTGAAGTTATAGGTGCAAACTATACGGCGGCTACCCGTCAATGGGCAACCGGGGCATTAACGCTCCAAAGAGAGCGTGTTTTTGCGGCCCCTACATATAGTTTTGTAGGTGCATCAACACTAACCACAGCGGTAAACGTTGATATCGCTACGCCGGTACAAGGAACCAACGCCACTATAACTAATGCTTATGCTTTACGGGCTGGAGCAAGTTATTTTACAAGCACGGTTGTGGCCGATGGGAACGTCACCTTAAATGGCGGTACAGCCAACGGAGTCCTGTACCTCAACGGCTCCAAGGTGGCGACAAGCGGTAGTGCGCTGACGTTTGATGGTACTAATTTCAGCCTAGGCGGTACATCCGATCCGTTTGGACGAGGTTATGGGCGAATGTTTGGTTTTACGAGTTCTGGTAGCGCAGGTCTTGAAATCAACGCAGCTACTGGCAACTCTGCCATTTTGGATATGGGCGTAAATGGCACAAGATCGCTGTCGTTTACAACTGATGGGGCTACGCCATACATCAACGTCATTGGCGCATTGCCGCTTGGTTTTGCAATCAATGGCTCCGAACAAATGCGCCTGACCTCCACAGGTCTGGGGATAGGGACGAGTTCGCCGGGGTTTAAGCTCGACGTTGGCGGTCAAGACGGAACCAACATTGCATTACGTTCTACTGGCACAACTGCCGCAAAGTTTCGGGCATATGTTAATAGTGCTGAATCTGGCGTTATTGGCTTCTTGAACGGCGGCGGCCAATACTTTGAAGTTGCTGGCACCGAAGGTATGCGCCTGACCTCCACAGGGCTGGGGATTGGGACGAGTTCGCCTTCTCAGCGTCTTGAGGCATCCTTCAATGATGCAACAACTAATCGCACGAATCCAGTTAACGTAGCGGCAATTACTGTCACTAGTACTAGTTCAGCAGGCGCTGTATATAACGGTTTTGGCCCCGCTTTAGTATTTCGTAGTCAGAGTTACAACGGTACAGTCTATAACGGATCACGAGTCCGAATGGTCATTAATGACAATTCGGTTCAAACCACACAAGGGGCAAGTCTTGCGTTTGATATAACTAATACCAAAGGTGGATCTCCTGTTGAAGCGATGCTGTTGGACTTCAACGGCAACCTGGGTATTGGGACGGGTTCGCCTGCTAGTCGTCTTGATGTTTACAGTACCGGAAACACCACGCTTACTCTCAGCGGTAGTTCTGGTGGCGGCGGCGATGTTTCGCAGATTGACTTTCTCCGCATCGGGTCAAATGTCACATCATCTATCAAAGCGATTCGGGATGGCGGCAACACATCCGGTGCGCTGACGTTTTACACGGCAGTAAGCGGATCAAACACCGAACGCGCCCGTATCACCAGCGGGGGGAATTTGCTCTTAAAAGATACAAACGACGTTACGGTTACAGGCCCATCTGGAGCGATAATTTCTGCTTTGTCTGTAGGCGGTTCGTTTATTATAAGCGTGGCTTTTAGTGTCGCAAGCCCATATACACAAAACATTCAAATTGACATTACATGGGGAAATTGGGGATCAAATAATGTTATTGGTTTAGTCGATTTAATGGCTCAAACTAGACAATGGGCCAATACCTCCGGCGCTGCTTTTGGGAAAGTGTTTGCAACAAATACAGGTGGTGCCGCAACATTCAGTACGTTTAATACCACTAATATTACAACCAGCCAATGCACATTAACTGCCGCAAGCGGCGGAAACTATACCTTAAGATTAACTATAGACCCAACAAATAATATGGATGCGGCTGGCGTTTATTTAACTATTCCGAGAGGGATATCTGTGCTTCCAACAACTGTTGCAGTAAGTCTTGTGTAAGGAACCCAACCATGAACTGGAACATCTCTACCCTAGAGTGCAAACCTCAAGACGGTGAGCTAACCAATATTGTCATGACCGTGCATTGGCAATGCTCACATTCCGATGGCGAGCATCACGGGCATGTCTATTCATCGCATGGCCTTCCTGCCCCTGAAGGTAACTTCATAGCCTACGACCAACTGACCAAAGAAGATGTACTTGGCTGGTTATGGGCTAACGGTATTGACAAAGCGGGTACGGAAGCTGCTGTGCTAGCCCAAATCGAAACAAGCAAGAACCCACCAATCACTAAACCACCATTGCCTTGGCTATGAACTTGAACCTCGACCAAAACGAAATCCAATTCATCCTTAACGTGCTTGGTGATCTACCGGCAAAGACTGGCGTGTGGCCTTTGATTGTGAAGATCAAGGAGCAGGCTGAGGCGCAGATAAAACCTGAAGAATCATGACACCTGAACAGAAGTCAGACTTAGCCTCAGAAGCAATCAAGGCAGCACCTCCGATTGCAATCACGACTGCCGTGACTATTGGTGGTCTGACTCTCAACGAGTGGGTTGCTATTGCTACCCTGCTCTACATTGTGTTACAGTCCGGCTGGCTTGTCTGGAAGTGGTATCACGCTATAAAAGACAAGAAGAATGAAGCACAATCTTCCGATAGTTCAAGTAGTTTGGGAAGATGCCTGCCACGACAC